TGCGGAACATGATTCATCGTTTCTTGTTGTGGTGCGGGGAATTATCTATCCTATCTTTGAAGATTATTCTTGGGACCGTGATAGTCGTGGTATCTACTACTCTGGCAGTGGTGGTGACATTGCCCTTGGCGCTATGGAGGCAATGGAAGTGGACACTCCTGGTCTCACTCCACAGGATGCGCAATCAATAATCCATAAAGCAATTTCAATATCTTGCAAGTGGGATATTTTTACAGCAGAACCAATAGTTATTAAAACTCAATATGCAAAATAAGTTTAAACAAATTATGGAAGACGCCATGAAGGCTCTCCAAGAAGTAGACGAGGATGGGGAAAACTTCATCTGTGTTAACTGGGTACTTATTACCGAGTGGGCAGACTACGAAGGAACTCGTTACCTACATACAGAGGTAAGTGACGAAATGACCCCATGGAATGCGTACGGAATGATTCGTATGGCAGAGAAATACAATAGTGAAGTTCTTGGAACTGAAAGTATTGAACAAGAGGAAGAGGATGAATAATGGCTCAACGCGGAGGATATCGTGCGCCGTCTAACCCAGCAGCAGTTTCAGGTCCTGGCGCTCTTTCTAAGCGTACTGACGGGGGACCAACACAGGCTGCAACTTACATCCCAGGACTTCCATACGGACAAGGACAAGAAACCTACTCAAACCAAGTAAGTGCACCTATGGCTGGCAATCCATTCCCACAACAGGAAATGCCAACAGAGTTGTTTGCACCAACAATGCGTCCTAATGAACCAGTTACATCTGGTATTGATATGGGTGCTGGTGCTGGTTCACAGGCAATGGGAAGACTTCCTAATTCACAGCAATCTGTTCTTTCTATAATCCGTGATATTGCGCAGTATGACCCAACAGGAGATTCAGAATTACTTTATCGGGCACTTGAAGATAGCGGGTACTAATGGCTCAGGTACCTCTAAGTCCAGTTGTTGGAGAGATTAGCCCTAATATTTATAAGGCTGCTATCGATGCCAACCTTCCAATTGACCAGCAAAAAGTTATTGAACAAATGTCTTATACATATAAGTCTGCTCAAAAACTTTTAAAGATGAGTGAAGAAAGTTCTCGTAAAGACTTTCTTAAACTAGACCCAACTGTTCAAGCAGATATTAATCGTCTATTTCCTAAAGAAAAAAGATTTCAGCCAGAGCAAAGTTTGGTAGGAAAGGCTATTCAGGGTGCTGGTAAGGCTTTAACTAAATCAGCAGAACTATTTTTTAGCCCAATTATTGCTGGTTTTAAAACAGCAGAAGTTTATGGAAAGACTTTAAATACAGTAGGAACTGGTATTAAACAACTTTCTCAGGACAAGCCTTTTTCTAAGCAATTACTTAAGGATGCTTTTGATGGCAAGAACTCATGGGACTGGAGTCGTGTTGCAACATACGAGCAAAAGTATGGCGCAGCAAAGGTTGCCCTTGCTCGCGGTTTAGCAGAGGGACGTACACCAGGAGAATCTATTAGCCTATACGGCAAAGGTGTAGACGCAGAAATGACTGAAGCGCTCATTATGATGGGCGATGACCCTAAGAAATTCAACGAAATGCTTCAGGAAATTAAGCAGGGTGCACAGTTTAGCCCAGGTCGCGACAGAGTTGAGAGTTGGGTTCTAGCGGACCCAAATGTTGATAAGAATTCTTGGTCCTACAAACTATTAAAGTTTGCTGGAATTGACATGGCAACACCTAAAGGTTTGCTACGTGCAAAAAAGATGGTTTCTACTCCTATAGATGCAACCTATCAATTAATGATTGACCCTCTTTCATATGTGGGTATTGGTCCAATCCTTAAGGGTACAACAGGTGCATACGCTGGAGTTAAGGCTAGTCTTCCAGAAGCAATCTCTCGTTTTGGTGGATTTAAAAGTCGCGGACAAAAACTTGCTGACCAGTTTTCATTTGTTGCAGAAAGACAAGGCTTAGATGCTGGCATGGACTGGGTGTTTAAGCAGAAGGATGTAGTTACCCTTTGGGATAAGCAACTTGGTCCAGTTATTAAACGATATGCTGATGAGCCAACCGAAATGGGACGCGGTTTAATCTACAGAGAAATACGTAATGACTTTCCTGAGTGGGCAGAATTAGGTGTTATTAAACAACTAGCAAAGTACGAAGCCTTTGACGCGAAGGGCGCAAAGAAATTCTTCACAGATAATGACGATGCTGGCTTGCTTATGACTGGTCGCGTAGATGGCGTTTCTTATCGCCGTAATGGTATTCCAGTTGCCAGACGTTCAAGAGTTCTTTCATCTGCACTAAACAGAACAGCAAAGAGTATCTTTGACCCATCTCCATCAACTGCTACTACAGAAGAAATCATTGCATCTGGTCAAAAGAGATTAAAAACAACTACTGAAATCTTAAAGAAGGTTGCAGATAGAGAAGAAGGTCTTATCAATCCAGAGTTAAGTCAACTCTTTGAGTTAGATGCTAATGTATCTAAGGCTCAAGAGGCTCTGCAAAAAATTCAGACACTAGGCTCCCTTGCTCCAGGACGTATTGTTTATGGAGAAGATGCAATTAAAACCATAAATGATGTTAGAAACCTAGCAAATCTTGCTATGCCGCAAGCAAATGCTGATGCTTTTGCCGAGGCATTTCTTAACGAATCTCCAGAGATTCAATTAACAATGGTTCGTAATCTTTACGCTGGCATAATGGTTAAGGCTGGGTTACACGGTAACGCAGGTGGCGAACAGTTGATGGATGAGATATTAAGTTCTACCTTCAACGAGAAGGCTGGTATGTTCTCTACTGTTCGTAGCGAAATTCCACGCAGCCTTGTTGGATTACTTCATAAGAGTGGCGTTCGTTACGAAAATGATGTGGCTTATCAATCAAGTCGTGGTATTGTTGAGCCATCACAGGTAGCAAACAGTATTGCTCCACTACCATTTGATGATATTTATCAGGTAGCATCTGGTTCTAAACTTGCAGAAAAGTTTAACTTTATTAATTTTGTGGGCGGTGCTACACGCAATAATGCTGTGCGTAAGTTTACAGATTTCTGGACAACGCATACACTATTTCCTCGCCTCGGACAACGAAGCGCAGTAGATGAATCATTCTTTGCTTACTTTGCACATCCAACATATCTTCTTCGTGATTTTGTTTTTGGTGGACGTGGCGTTAGAAAAGCAACTGAAACAATTACTGGTTCTAAAACAACTCAGGGTATGTATAAGCGAGGATTTTATTATCCTGGTAAATCTGGAAAAATAAAAGGAATTCCTTATCGCATTCCAAGAATGTTTCCTAAATTAGACCCTACAAAAAAGATTTCTGGCGCAGAGCGTAGAGATATTCTGCAATCTATTGCCGATGATTTAAGCGTAAAGATGAAGCGAGAAGTTACCCTTGGCGAAGTGCATCAAAGAATGGTTATGGATGCAACCGTTGAGCGTACTCAAGAAATCTATGGAGATACACTAAGCAAAGAAGCATGGGATGGTCTCAAGCGCTTAATGAAGCACAGCCCTACATATCTTGATTCTATGGTTAACTCCGTAGGTGCTAAATCAAATTTAACTGGTCGCATTGATGCTGACTACATTGACCAAGCAATTGTGTCATCTACTCAGACAGCAGCACTCAAAGAACTAGGACTTGAACAAGGTTCAAGATATACAGAATTAGATGTGCGCAAGGCTTCTAAGAGAGCCGTAAGCATTGCTCACTTTGATAACTGGTCTATCCGTTTTCCTTACAACTCTGAAAAGGTTGCAGAAGGCGTAACATTAAATCCAGTTAATGCTTTCTTTCGCAACGGTGCATTAAAAACTGATTCAGATTTCCTACGCGCTCGTGATGGAATCCTAAAAGATATGGGTGTAGAGCGTATACCTGGTGGTTACGAAGGTGAATACATCATCTCTAACCCAGAGGTGGCGAAGGCTTTTAATTCTTTGTTTAGCAGCACGGTTTACTGGCGTCAAATAGGCAATACAGAAGTTGACATTGCACGTATTCACGTAGAAGCAATGCTTATTGATATGCGCAATACATTTCATGGTGGTCCAGAATCTTTTAATCAAAAACTATTTGATTTAGTTAAGTCTAAGCGTGTTGCAATTGTTGGCAAAGCAAATCAAGATGAAGTACTGGCTCCAAATTCTTGGGCTAATGCTGCAGCAAGTATTACATTTAAAGAGTTTCAAGATGCAACGATTGACCATTTGCCTTCAGTAAATATCATGACACGTCTAAAGAATATCGGTCCAGAAAAAGATATGCAGATATTCGAAGAAGTAAGTGGTTGGCAAGGTATGTATGAAAAGTGGCAGAACTGGACTATGGATGTAATGGATGCAACCGTAACTGGTTTTTACCGCACACCAGCAGTTGAAATTTTCTACAATAAAAACCTACAAACCTTTGCTCCATATGAGAAGAAGTTTGCTGACCGTTACTACGCCCAGGCTAAAGAGAATACTCCAAATATTCCAGATAAAGTCTTGCGTGCCCGTGCTAAAGAGCACGCTGAAGCACAGGTTACTGAGATGGCAATACGGGATGCAATAGAAAGAGTTATTGAGTACGTAGATAACCCAGCAATTAAAACTAATCTTGCTGTATCTATTCGCTCAGTCGGTCGCTTCTATCGCGCAACAGAAGACTTCTATCGCCGTGTATATCGTCTATATACAAAGAAGCCTTTGCAGACTATATACAGAATGCGTCTACTTAATCAAGGACTAGAAGCATCTGGAGATGTATATACAGATGAGCGTGGCGACCAGTACATTATGTTCCCAACTGACACGATTATTAACAATGCTATTGAGCCAGTGCTACGTGGACTAACAGGAAACCCAGCACTGCAAGTTCCTACATTTGATAACTTAACTCTTAAGTTAAGACTGATTAACCCATCCTTCTCTCCTGATGCTGGTCAACCAGCACTTGCAGGACCTTTTGCATCTGTATCCGTTCTTGCAATTAAGGGAATATTGCGTGAACTTCCTAAGATTCTTCCAGATTCTATTGAGAAAGAAATTGCGCCAAGAGCAACTAAGTTCTCAGAAAAATTTGACAGTCTTGCTTTAGGTCAGTTCGGAGATAGAATTTCACTCCGCACTGCTATTGTTCCTATGTTTCTTGACAGTGTAATAAGTACTGTTAGTCCAGCAGAACTAGACCGTCAGAAGAGCACAGCAGTATTACAGGCTATATCTTATCACCAAGCATTTGGTAATGCGCTGCCAACTAATGCAACAGTTGAACAGAAGAGTGACTATCTAAAGAAACTAAAGTTATCTGCTCACAGCATTATTATCAGTAGAAATTTACTTGGTCAGATTTCTCCAGGACAACCAACTATCCGTGATGAAAAGGGATTGCCAGACTTTATCAAGAAGACTGGCATATCTTCATGGAAGGGTGAGTTCTGGGACATCTATAATGGTGTTTTGGAAAGTCAAGGTGATGATATTGGAAGCGCCTTTGACCAGGCAGTTGCAATCTTTACTGGCAAGAACCCAGGCAAGTTAGCGTATATCGTTCCTCGCAATACTAAAGAGTTTAAAGTCTTCATTAGCAAGACTGACGAACTAAAGAAATGGTCTACGGATAATAAGTTATTCCTAAATACTTACAAAGAAATTGGCTACCTATTTGCACCTAACTCTGGAGAGTACAACCCAGATGTATATGCATGGATGGAGTCAGAGGGTTTAATTTCTCAGCCTTCTTTTGAAGAGTATTTAGATAGCGTTCAGGTAGCAGAGGACCGTCAAAAATACTTTGCTATTGAAGAAGATTTAAATAACAAATTAAAAACTCCTATGTCGTATATCAATCGCAAAATTGCAATTGATACTGCAGCCAAGAATAAATCTGCACTTCTAATATCTAATCCGTTTTTAGATGCAGAAATTGGTGGTTCTGGAAAAGGTCGCGGAGAATTGAATGTAATGTTCAAGGCTTTAGGTGAGGCTATCAACAGCACTAATACACCTATTGATAAGAAGACTCGTTCACTTATGAGCCTAGCAGTTGCGGAGATTGCTGGCTTCAAAGCCCTTGCAGAAGATAAAACAGCAGCACGATTCTCAGATTTTGCTGACCGTAAGGCTGCAGAGAAAGAAAGAATTACAGGAATACTTGGCGAACTATCAAAGGTAAGCCCAGCAGTTAAAGAAGCAAACAGAATTATTTTTACTGGATTGCTTAACCAATATTCAAGAGACACAATATCAGCAGGAACTGGAGGCAAATAATGGTTGATAAAGTTTTAGGTAATCCAAACCTTGTTAATCCAGAATATAGAGACCTTAATAAGTCCTTTGGTGAAACGCCAGAATATATAATTTCTTTTAATGAGTATAATCGCAGAATCATTACAGCGCCAGGTACAAGGGGAGATGCCTACGCTAAGTTTCTTTATGTACAGCCAAATGGAAAAGACTGGTCTCCAGCAGATACTAACCAAATAGTTGTTGCAATAAAGAAAGAATTTAAAGGACGTCCAGAAGAACTTCGTAGCCTTCTTTATACAAGAGGTTTCATGTCCGAAAAGGACTACATCACAAAGAGCGAATCTGCTTTTACTGGTGCCATTAAAGATGCAGCAAATGACCACAGCATCGAAATGATTGAAGGCTTTCAGATTGAAGGCAGGACGCAACTTACTCCATTTTCTACTTGGCTAGGTAGTAAGCAGAGTTATGTATCTGGCGGTCCTTCAATTACCGCTCAGGAAATTACTAAGACTGATGCTGCCCAGATGATTGACTCTTTCGTGACAGATATGCTTGGACGTGAAGCAACTGTTGCTGAGAAGAAGGATTTCTACAACCGTGTAATCAAAGAGCAAAAGACTGCTCGTATCAAGACTACAACCAGTGGCGGAGTATCCAAGTCTTCAGGCTCTCTTCTTAATGAAGATGACTATGCACGTATTATGAGTGATGTAGTTATGCCATCTGTTCGTGGCACAGCCCTTGAGGATGTAGCCAAGGGTAACGGCAAGATTGCTCAGAACATCTCAGAACTTAAAACCTATGCAACAAACTATGGCGTTCGCCTTAGTACACAGGATGCACTAGAGAAAGTTATGTCTGGCATGAAGCCAGGCGGAACACTAACAACTGGCAGCCTAGATGCTCAGAAGCAATCTATTAAAACAATGTCTAAGGCTATGTACTCAAACTTAGCGCAGTCTATTGACGATGGTATGGATATCAAGAGCATTGCAAATCAGTACGCATATTACAAGGGACAGATTCTTGAGATGCCAGATAATGCTATTGACCCATTTGACCCAGATGTTCAGGCTGCACTACGCAATGACGGTAAGCCAGGAGTTATGAGTTTTACTGATTTCCAGAAACGATTAAAGAAAGACCCACGTTGGGCTACTACAAAGAATGCACGAGAAGAAGCATCTGGTTATGCCAATGAGATTCTCAAGTCATTCGGATTGATGGCATAATGGCTGGCGCATACGATAGAACAGATAAAGATATGGCAGCCAAGAAGGCTGCTGTTAATAAAGCCAATGCAGTTAGTAAAAAAGTTGCAGACGTTTTGCCTAAGAAAACAACAATTAGTTCTACTGACATATCTAATGCATACAAAGCATCCCTTGCAGATACTTCTAAAGTAGATAGCAACTATGCGCAGAAGGCTCTTAAAGATTCTAACTACGGTATCTCACAGGCAAAAGATGCTTTGGCTAAAGCCACAAAGTCAGGCAATAAAGCAAAAATAGCAGAAGCAAAAACATTATTAGCAAGAGCGCAAGACGCTAACAGTGCGCTAAAAGATGTTCTTAAATCAATGGGTTATAACGCACAAACAGGAACACTTCCAGAGGGTGCAGGTGGTGCACCATCTGGTGGCGGTACTGATACTGGTGGCGGTACTGGCGGTTCAGATATAGTAGAAGAAGACTCTCCTATAGGTGGAAAAACACCAGCACAAGTACAGGCAGATGCTGACCGCAGAGATGCCTTTGCTTTGCTAAAAGATATTTTTGCACAGTACGGTCTAGAAGATTTAGCCTCAACTATTGAGGGCTACATGAAGGATGACATTGGTGTAAACCAAGCAACACTTCTACTCAAGCAGACACCTGCATACCAGACACGTTTTGCTGGAAACCAGATGCGTCTTAAGGCTGGACTAAACGTACTATCAGAGGCTGAGTACCTAGCACTAGAGAACTCTTACTCAGAGACTCTTAAGGCATACGGTCAGGCTGGATACTTTGGCACAGACCGTGTTGCCCGTCAGGCTAAATTGGCTGCAGCAATTGGTGCTGATATTTCAGCAGTTGAATTTAAAGACAGAATTAGTACTGTCGTAGATAGAGTTACCAATGCTGACCCAGCGGTTAAATCTACTCTCCGTTCTTTCTATAACATTACAGATGAAGACTTAGTTGGATACTTCTTGAATCCTAAAGAGAATCTTCCACGTCTTAAAGAGAAGGTTACATCTGCTGAAATCGGAACATCAGCCTTTGCACAGGGACTTACTTCCAATGTTGCATCAGCAGAAGAACTTGCCAAGTATGGAGTAGACCTAGAGACAGCACGTAAGGGATATGCAACTATTGCAGACATCCTACCTACTGCATCAAAACTGGGAGACATCTACAAAGAAGAAGGAATTAAATACACACAAGGTATGGCAGAAGAAGAGACCTTCAAGGGTCTCGCCTCTGCACAGCGTAAGCGCCAGCGTCTAGCAGAGAAAGAGATTGCTTCCTTCTCTGGTCAGTCTGGTGTAACACGTGGCTCATTAAGCACAGGAACATCTGGCTTAATCTAATAAGAATCCTGAGCGGACCAACCAGCCCCGCCAGCGTATAAGACTGGTAGCAAGAGCCAGCCCAATTCCCCGATTGGATACTGAGGCTTGCGACTAACAACGAATAGAAGGGTGGACAGTTGCTATGAGCAACAACTACTGGGATGAAGAAGACGAAGACGACCTAGATACAGAAACCTCTGCAGGCGATGGCGGTGACTTGTTAAAGAAGTTACGTAAAGCCAAGCGTGCTGACGAGAAGCGTATCAAAGAACTCACAGAGCAACTTGAGGGTTTATCCAAGGTGCAGCGTGAGCGTACTGTCAAAGAAGTCCTAGAAAAGAAGGGCGTCAATGCTAAGGCAGCGCGACTTATTATGAAGGATTTGGAAGATGTTAACGAGGAGTCAGTTGCAAACTGGCTCGATGATAACGCTGACTTATTCGGATTAAAAGTTGAAGAGCCAGTAAATGAAGAGCAGCAACTTAATCGAGCAACCTTAAGGCAGCAAGATGTTGTAACTCAGAATGCTATGACCCCTGAACGAGCAGATGAATTAACAATGAGATTAGAAAACGCTCAGAGCGCAGAAGAACTCATTGACTTCCTTCGCTCACAATAACATTCATAGTTCCTAGTCACTTGGAGGTGACAACATGGCTAATGCCTATACATCCACAGGTTCCTCCACTCTCGGAGGTACAGTTGGTGCGGCTGGTCTAGTTCAAAAGGCTTATGACCGCCTTTTGGAGTTTGCTCTCCGTTCTGAACCACTTATTCGTTCAGTCGCAGACAAGCGTCCAGCACGCCAATCAATCCCAGGTTCAACAGTAGTTCTACAGAAGTACGTTGACCTATCAATTGCAACAACTGCATTAACAGAAGATGCTGACCCAGATTCAGTAGCACTATCAACACCAACATCTGTAACCATTACTCTTAACGAGTACGGTAACTCAGTGTTGGTAACACGTGCGCTTGAACTATTCAGCCTTGCTGATGTAGACCCAGCAATTGCTAACATCATTGCATTCAACCTTGCAGATTCTATTGACGCTGTAGCAATGGCAACATTGCGTGGCGGTTCAAACGTAATCTACTCAGGTTCAACAGCAACATCAACAGCAACAGTTACCGCTGCTGCAACACTATCATCTGCTAACCTACGCAAGGCAGTTGCAAAACTCCGTGCTAACAAGGCAGTTGCTCGCAAGGGCTCACTCTACTGGTGTGGTATCCACCCAGAAGTTTCACACGACCTCCGCGCCGAAACAGGCTCAGCAGGTTGGTTGCTTCCTAACCAATACGGTTCTGCACAAGACCGCATCTGGGCAGGAGAGATTGGAACATACGAAGGTGCATACTTCGTAGAGTCTCCACGTCTTTACAATGCAACAGACGGTGCTTCATCTGCTCGCGTATACCGCACTATTCTTGCTGGACAGCAAGCAATGGCAGAAGCAGTTGCTGAAGAACCACACACAGTCATCGGACCAGTAGTTGACAAGTTGATGCGTCATCGCCCAATGGGTTGGTACGGCGTACTCGGCTTTGCTCGCTACCGCGAAGAGGCTCTATACCGAATCGAATCAGGTTCATCAATCGCTTAATTGATTGACGGATAGGCAGGGAGCAATCCCTGTCTATCAGTAAGTCCATTGAGGAGGACGCATGACAGAGTATGTTTTTAAAACACCAACAGTCCGTGAAGGACCAGCAGGTGGACATCGCTTGTTCTACTTCTACAAGTTAGACAGAGGTATAACAATAGTCAAACATAATGGAACATATCATCAAGCCAGATATCTTCTAGATGAAGACTTGAATGATTACGAAGAAGTTTACCTAGGCGGTAGAAACCACATAGTAAGTGAAGCAACTAAGGCAGCACTTATTGCTGGCAATGTTGGGATTACAGAAGCAAACTTTACAGCGCAGTAGGGGATATATGAAACACTGGG